TAACCTCTGTAATGATCTGCATCGCAATCAACAAATCATCCTTGTATTCACCATCTGGAATCAATGCAGGCGCAGCCAACAGCAACTCAAACTCGTGGATAGTGTCATCTCTTACTTGACCAGCGGTCCCACTTGCGATACGGGCAGCGAACACCGGGTTCTGCTGACCCCACGACTTTGCCCAAGCGTGCCACCTGCGATCAACTATCGTCGTATCCTGATTCTTTGACAACAACGCATACCTGTTTTTCAAATAGGCGACACGGTTACGATGATATTCAGGATACGACGCCTTGTAATACAACTCGGTTACTACTTCCGCAGTCGTCTTATGGTACCGCATCCCGTAATTGACCAGCCGCGACTTTGCCTCAGATGAGAAGTCATCATCGTCAGAGTCGAAACCGCGTGGCATAAAGAACGATGACGACAAACCAAACTGACGGACAAACGGCTCGTTGCTAACCAGCCACCTGTTCGACTCTTCTGTTACCTCCAGCACACCGAACGTGCGTTTGGTCGTAGCAGACAAACGAAATGCCGAATACTTCAACGGATCAAACGGCTCTCCAGTTTCTTGCTGGACCCGTTGAATCCACATCGGGTACGCCTCCTCGTATGGGACACCGGCATTCAACAAGGAAATGAATTCCGAATTCCATTCCCAACCCTCGTCCAACATCAAGTCAGACAAACGGGCAGTACCCGGCCCGAAGAACCACGACAGCCCCTGCAACAACTGGTACTGCTGGGCCATCATGTCAACCTTCTGCAAGAACTCTTCCATCAATAGTTCCGGTGCGTCAGATGCTGCGATCTCTTCCTGAGACGGCAAATCGCCACTGATCGCCAAGAACTTGACAACATCCACCTTGGCCTTCTCACGCGCACGCGGATCAGGCCAGTTGATACCAGCCGAAGTCAACGTTCGGGCAACAACAGCAGGCACAATCTGACCCAATACCACATCAGATGCGCTACCGCTACCAAACTTGTTGCCAACCAGATTCGCTTCGAACCCGCCCTGCAACCCGAGGAAACCTGACGCTGGTTCCCGAATCGACGGATCCCTGTTCGCTGCGAAACTCAACGGCACCGACAGCAACGGGCCAAAGCCCATCTGCCCCATCCGTTCCTTATCGTAACCGGGAATAATATTAAGAGAAGTAGACAGCCGTGGATTCCCAACCGCACCCAGTCCGCCACCAAAGATCTTATTGATAATCGGGAACTCGTCAAGAATTTCCATCATGTATTCAACAGCGATTTCGGAACCGGGGATAATGAGATGCTGCTCCCCGTACTGGTCTTCCTGAATCAACCCACCGTAAACACCAGCGTCCAATGTCAAATGCAGATTACGGAGCAGCATCGGGTTGTGTTCCAAACCGCGTCCAAGGCGACGCAGGAAGTTATCTTCTGCGAACCAGAACGGGATAGCGGTACCGACCATCTGCTGAAACTGCGACCGGATACGATGATCATCAATGTATGCACCAGTCAATTTGAATGCCCGTTGCAAACCGACTTCTCGGTGTGCAGCAGTACGTGTCTTCCGATTCTTTGCCCAATTGAAGAATTCTGTTGCGGCAGTCCCATCTTTGCTGTCTGCCATATGGTAGATGGCGCGGAACAAGTTCTCGTCTTCAGCCGACAGGAGTTGAGTCTCCAATATGTTTTCCATATAGTTTGCCAACTCGGCGGGATCTCCCCGCTCAATAGCACGCGCCAATCCAAGGATGGCTTCATCCGAATCTGGTGTCATCCCCAACCAACTCTTCGTAATAAACGCTTCTAGTTGCGGGATAAACACCTGTCCTTCGTCGTCAAGAGCCGTGTGGCCTCTCAACGCCCCCCGCATACGTTCTGTATCTTTCGGCTTCAAGAAGTAGATATGGCGAACGCCTCTGGTTTGATCCATCGCAGTCAACAAATAATGATTGAACATTGGTTCACGCACCATCGCCCCGATCATCGGGTTGACAACACCATCAAACCAGTTGGTGAGAAGTCTCTGCCAGAACTTGTCGGTCCTTTCCAACGCCCCACCTCCTTCATCAGTGATGGGGAACATACCGATAAGATCTTCTGGGGCACTGTCCCATGTGGCGTGGTCATGCACCCGTGAAGCACTGACTTCACCTTCGCCGCGTATTTCCCGAATCCATGCGTGCTGCACTTCTGGTTTCGCAATACCCGGTCGGCTTTGATCGGTCAACAAATGCCGCATTTCATGTGAAGCAATCGTGCCAAACTCTCGGGTCTTGTCTGCCAAACTGTTCCCGCCGACCAGTTGGACATCTATCAGATCCCAATCAGGATCGGCATCGTATTGTGCGAGGCTCCGTTCCCCGATACTTTCAAGTACCCCATCTGCATCATCTGCGGCAGTTCTTGCCTGCACAAGAACCTGCTGATTTGTTTTCTTATTAACAAAGATATGGACTTCCATCAGTGTCGGAGTATCGTTAACCATCGTAACTGGTACAAGCCCAGCGTGAGGTTGCAACAGCCCAGTATCCAACCCGATCACCCGTTCGTTCCAAACCCCACCCGGTATATCTGTGCTTCGAACAGGGCTACCATCTTTGCCGATACTATAAAACGGATCTACCAAATGGATATCGCCGGGGTCTGCCAACGACGCGGTATGAGTTGTTTCCGCCAATGGGCGCGGCAAGGAGATTGTCACATCATCCAGCACCAATGCCCGTTCGGCACTTGTTATACCAGCCGTGTTCTTCAAAGCCTCAGAGTTGACATCCAGATAGGAGATCCCTGTACGAGAATGCGTGCCCATCGGGATTCCTAGATCCTGCATCATTTCTTCTAGTGTTTCACCGATAGCGCGGGCCACCCGATGATCGGAAGATACTGCAACAAGCGGGAAATGAACTTGGTTCTCCAATTCCCACGCTCGGGAAAGAATCTCATAATTCAATGCAGTAACACCGGGCTGCCTACCAGTAGAAGGATGAATCAACCGTGCAGCACGACCTGCCTCCACATCTGTCAAACCGAGATCCACAAACTTACGGGTTAGCCGCAACGAGAACTCGTCATAGAATGTAGACCCTTCGGCACCTCCCTCGGACAACAACTGCACCAACGGTCCCCGATATTCTGTAGGGATCATCGGAACAAAGAGACGAGACACATACTCAGGATGAGGGTCGCTGATCGTTGCACTCGCTGGGTCCGTTGCAATATTTGCACGCGCGCTGCTTCTAATCATATCTTGCCCGTGAGGGGTACTCATCGGAGTTTCATATGATGGAACTAGACCTCGTTCGATCCGTCCGAAGTCTGACGTAAAGTTGCGTGGCTCAACACCGTCGGCCAACAAGAACGCCAAATGATTCGAATTCATAGCGCCACGACGTTCAGGTGTTGCAATCTGGCGGGTGGTTGTAACCGGGGATGCAGCCTGTGCATCGAACGTGGGGGATTCGGTGATCTTCTTGATCTTGGCGTCTGTCAAACCGGGCACACGACGAAGATCGTCAATGGTATCGAAGTATAGTCCTTCGCGGGTTTCGATAATTCGTCTAGCCATTTGTGCCCCGATGCCGGGGAGTTGTGCAAGTTCTTCAGCGGTTGCTTGGTTAAGGTCGATTACTGTTCTGTCCATACCGCGAACAGGTGCCACAAATCTTCCACCCGATTCATACGTATGTGGGAGAGCCTCTGCTGGCAAAACACCCAAACGTTGTTCCCTCAGGAACTCTTCGCTATATCCCATCGACCCAACTTCATCGGGTGTTACGTATATGTCGCCGCTATCTGCGTGCCATCTCTGAAACCCGTCTGTCTCCACCCACTTCCCCTCGCCGTATACACCACCGGGGGTTTGCGGTCTTGCCACCAAGTCTGAGAACCCTGTCTCAACAACATCCTCTATGGTGGTACCGGTTTGCGGATGCAACATGTCGCGGAAGATTGGACGCACCTCCTCTGGGAGAAGCGCCACCACTGCATCTACCACCTCCTCCCACGGCTCCTGCTCCATATACTGAACCTGTTCTTCACCCGCCTCAAGAATATTCATTCGACGACGTAGGGGAGCCCTGTCAAACGCATCCGACAGAACCCTTCTCGCATCCGGATACTTCGCCAAATATTCGTAAACAAACCGTGATGGCTTCATCCGCTCCTTGAACGGCCTACCCGGCGTCCGGATCTCTTCCAACACCTCTGTGCCGCCCTGATAAACCTGTGCGACGAGTTCATCTACTTCATCAAGCCGCTCGTATTCGACACGAACAATCTTGCCTTGGTGTCGTGCTGTCAAAGTGCGAACATGGGCCACCATTTCTTCGACCGTATCGAACTCTTTGCCAAAGATCATTTCCATAAGTTCTAGATCTTTGTTAAGCGGAATGAGTTCTGTTTTAATCCCCCTCGCCTTGACAGACCCGCGCGTGCGTAGTTCTTTAAGTTCTTCAGGCGCCATGTAACGCATCAACGCACGCAACTGCTCTTCAGATATTGTCCTATGCTTCCGTATCGGCATCTGGCCCTCGCCAGAGAAAGCAGGCGTCGGTTCCGGTGGGACTCTCCCTTCGACCCACGGATCCAGTTCCATTTCTCTTATCCCACGCTCAATTTCCTCAATCTCTTCCCGAGTTCGGAGAACCGGGTTGCCCGCCTCGTCCAGTTCCAGAATCTCGTAACTCATTGGGCTACGAACATCTGCCCCCTGCGGTGGGATCCACTGACCCGCCTCCTTATCGAATGTCCAGTTAATAGTCTGGAGTTCTGCTCTTGCCTCTGGCCCCATCCCACCGTGGCCCATAGTGAGAGCCTTGCGTTGCTGCGGGAACTCTTCGACTTTCGTAACACGAACATAAACACCCCTGCCTGCCTTGTTCCTAAATAGCAGAATCTCTCCCGGCTTGGGTACCCCTCCCGACTCCCCCCAATCCCTAGCCATGCGGGTGGTAGCAGTCTGTTCGCCTCTCTCACTGCGACCCAGTGCATCTCCCTTGTTCATCGGATGCGTGTTTACGGCGTCTTCGGGCTCTACCCGTCGTGTGCGCCGTGTTTCCTTGACTGTATGCCCTGCTTCTCTTGCTTGCCTTATTCGTGCCTGATGCGCTGCCGATGCACCTACTGCTTCGACTGCTGGCTTGGGGGTTCGGGCCTCAGTTATCGCTTCAACCATAAACCTTTGTACGTTCTCTTGGAACTTCGGCCCACCCTTTGATCCACGATTACCTGCAACATTCAAAGTACGAATATTATTATCTCGAAGGAAGTCGATAAACTTCTGACGAGATTCAGCACTATTGCCCGTGATAGTGATATGTGGTCTTCCGCCGGGAATCTGCATCGTCGTGCCGTTTGGCCCCCTAATTTTTTCACCCTTAGCAAGATCCTCCGTCATTCCCGTTCCGGCGTCCCCCTTACCAGTATAGAAGATAACTGTCCCATCAGACTGCTTCATATTCTCCATTGTTCGGTATCGATAATCCCCCTGTGGATGTTCCACCAATCCGAACCGATCCCGCAACAATGGAGCATCATGTCCCCCCTCCACCCTGAAGCCCTTTGTCCCCATACCTCCTGTTGGGATACCCAACTCTTCCGCTGCGAACAAACCACCCTGATCGCCCCCTGTTTGTCCACCAGAAATAATTCGCTCCAATGGCAAGTCTGCTTCAGCCGGGGATGCCTTAGGTACCTGCTCTACAATCTCCGGAAGTTCAATACCCGGCGTCGGAGAAATAACCTCCGCTTCCTTCGCCGCCTGCCCCACATGATCCGGACCACGATAATGCGGATCAACCTCGATGATCCTGTCCATCGTCTTTCCTAATGCCTCATCCATCCTGTCATCCGCATGATGGGCCAGATCTCTTGCAATCGCCCGCTCACCCGGCACATCCCGCGACCTATCCAACTTTTGCGATGCCGCAATCGCTCTATCGCTTTGGCTTGTCACATGGCGTGTTTCCGTATACTGCATCGGCAACTTCAGCAACGAATGAAGAGATCCGCCGAACCCTTCTTGACGCATCGCTGCTGACAGATCCCCCACATGAGGTGACAGATACGAGTCGTAGACTCCGAGAACATTCTTCATGTATTGGTCTTGCATCGTCGGGTTCGTCAACGACAACTCAATCAGGTCGATACGTTTGTCGAAGTCTGGATCTAGGCGGATACCTATACGGCGTGCGATCTCTCGCCGTGTCGGTATCCCCAAAGCCTGCCCTGTGTCATGCAACATCTTCGACAACGCCACAGCCTTCGATTCTGCGAAATTAAACATCTCCCGGTTCAAACGGAAGAACAGATTCTGTTCCACCTTCATCTTCGCTGATGCGTGGGCCATGTCGAAGATCTGTTGTCTCAATTCGTCACTAAGGAAATCCCACTTCTCTGCTTCACTCAAGAATCGTTTGTTCGTAAAGATTTCGCGTAGCGCCTTCTGCGTTACGGCGTAGTCACCGGCCCCGATGATTTCGTTGAACGACCGCCACAGCCGTCCGAAAGGACGCCAAACTGTAGCAACCTGCTCACCGGGTTCGAACACTATAGGCAACTTGCGTCCGTATGCATCCCATACGACATGCTGCCCCATCGCTTCACGGGCCACACGATAATTGCCCCATGCTGCTGGACCTTCACGCAGCCACCATGAGAACAGTTCCTCACCACCGTTGCGGGCTACATACCCTAGACGCAGCAACACTGCTGGTCGCCACGTTCTAGCGATCAACTTATCCAGATGCGGTATATGTGTACCCCATCCGATCTGCCGATAGAACGACATGTATCTGGCAACTGCTGAAAGATCCCGGTAACTGGGTATGATGTTCAAACGCGTTAGTTCTGCACCGTGGTCTGCACCGACCTGAACTGCGCGACGAAGCCCAACTCCGTGCAGGCTGACGACATCATCTGATGCCAACGCATATCGGGCGCTACCGTGTCGAACGAATCGCTTTATGTATTCCTGAACGTCTCGTCCGCCGTGTAGCAGCGCACCGCTGCGACCCAAGAAATCCATAAAGAATTCGGTTTGGACGATCCACCGTTCTGCTTCGTTGCCCATAACGAATGTGCGTATGTATTTGTCGATCTTGGCTTGCGGCATATGTGCCAGCGATCCCATTTCGACAAGTGCTGAGAATTCTCGAACAGCGTCTTTCGCATCCATAACGTCTATATGGTTTGAACGCGGCACATAGGTAGTTAACTTTTTGGCAAACTTTGCCGGATAGTAGGCAAGGGTTGCGAAACCTGCCTTAATCTCAGGAGGTGTATATTCATGGGCCTTCCGTAATTGCTGCTCCATCCAACCCAAGTCGTCGTTGACGCTACCCGGAGGATGGATGTTGTCCCTGTAATAGTCCAACGAGTTTCGCCGTGCCCGTCGCACCCCACCAAAGAACGTCGCAGACCGGTGAGGAACCTTGCCTGTATCGATAAGGTCATTCTTGGTATTCCGAAACCCGATATCGTCGTACCAATTGAACAACTCGTCCATATGGCCTTCTTCGATTATCTGTCGGCGGGCCACAACCTCCAACGATATGCGTGCCTTTTCGATCTTGACCAAATCTTCAGGTGTCAACTTGAGTTGTTTAGCCATCATTCCATATACAGCCTGATCCCCCTCCAACAACAACGTCGCAATATCGACATCCCCAACCTTGTTCGATAAAACAATCGCTACTTCTTTACCCTTGGAATCGACATATTTGCCGCTCTTGATCGCAGCAGAAACCAGCCTGTTTGCAAGACCAGAGTTCTTTGCCATAAACTCACCAGTCATCCGACCGATATTGGCATGTAACACATCTGAGTGCTTACCAAAATCGTGGACACGGTTCATAAACTGCTTGCCCTTGATCCATCCCTGCCCAAAGCGACCAATCTTCGGCAGATAAGTCGCTGCCGAACTGGTCCCACCCAATGCCTGCAACGCCTGCCACCCCTCCGTACTCTCAGCCAAGAACTTCCAATACCCGGCTTCGTCAGCCAACGTCGGCAAAGCCCCCCGCATAACGAACTTGCCTCCACCCACATCAATCAACTGCTTGACAACATCCGCTGGAACTTCAACATATTCGTTGTTGACAAGAATCCGTGCAATCGGAGTACCAACTGGGCTTCGAGTGACAGTAACGGTCATATCCTTCGTCCTGTCGATAACAGCCAGCGCGGTTCGTTGCTGACGATGCCACGCGATCATATGGTCGATGGCTTCCCGCAAAGCAGGTATATCGCGCAACAGGTTTTCAAGCAAACCTTGCGGCAAATCGGGATGCTGTTCCAACATCTTCTTCGCAACCAGATCTCGCAATTCGTGCGAAGGCATGTCTGGCGCACCGACCTTATTCAATTCGTTCTTGACTGCTCGTATAATGTCGTCTTCAGCATCTTTCATCTTGAAGACATCGTTGATACGGTCAATGAACCTGTTCATCGCCTTCATCTGTCCGACATGCCCGGTCGCCATCCTCGCCAACGGTGCAAACGTTCTCGCCCACGGACCCTTGAATCGTCCCGGTATTGCTTCAGCCCCCTCCGTAATCGTATCCTTCAACGCTGTCTCCACAGCCTCCTGAGTCATGTCCTGCATACCCATCGTCGCAGCAAAATCAGCATCGTCGGCTGCGCGCACAAATCGGCTCATCCGGGCATAAAGACCAACCACTCGTTGCTGATTTTGTACCCCTACCCGAATCCCGGCACGGCTCGCCTTCCAAACCTTCATATAACCGGTACCCAACCATGTAGTCGGATCCAACAAAATCTCAACTGTGAGGGCTCCAACGCCTCCTATGACGTTTGCCGGGGCGGTACCCGGACGTACATCTGGTAGAAGCGGATGTGCGTTATACATTCTGACAATCGAATCGGACAGGCTACGCCTACCAGAATCAAGTATCTGCATGGCCTGCTGTTCAGCAGGATTCTCAATAGACGCATACCAGTCTCTGAACGCATTAGCGATCGCTGGACGACTTTCGCCCCGTGCTTCACCCATCTCAAGGAAGCGTTCCTCTACTCCAGAAACACCATCTCTCCTAAGGAGACGCAACATATCCAACCGTTCTTTACCAACAAGGTCTTCTGCGGCACGCAACGCCTCCTTGGTGTAGGTATCGTTATCGACCTGTGTCGCATTCCATTGATCCATCCAGTTTCCCGGATTCAAAAAGCCTGCATCTGCTACTGGTATCGGAGAACCAAAAGCAAAACTTGTATGCTGATCCATCATGCTCAACCCGGTACGACCAAGGTGGGTCGCAAACCGGGACGGCTTCATTACCCCAGTTTCCCAAGTGTTGCTAACAACCTTGCCTGAAAGGAACCCCAATGCTCTCACCGGGGCTAAACCTGCTTGTAGGATACCGGGGAGGTATTCTTCGGGGATCAGCGGAAAATCCCATGTCGCCATCCGTTCCAACAGTCCCTTGTCTTCATCAGGTTTAGGGACTTCGTAACCGGTAGCCAACATCAGATTCTGGCTTTGCTGAGGCAGGTTAGCGAATTCTGCCACCTGCATCAACGGCGACATCATTTTGAACTTGTCGCGCATATCGTTGACGATGACCTGATTCGACGCACCAAGGAATACTTCCATCATGTCGTCGTTCGTCATGTTGGATGATGCCAACTCCACCATCGAATTCGGATCTATATCTGCGAACTTGCCTCCAGCGTTCCACAACGCCTCCATCCGCACCCCATACAACTCGTCAGAAAGGGCTTGGCCTTCCTGTTGCCGCCCCCATACAACCGGTCCCCTAGCCATTCGACTCTAACCGACGGGCAGCCTCTGCGATACGGGGGTCATTAGACAACTGTGCCCACCGCTTCAGCAACATCGCTGACCGTTTCGTATTCGTCACCGGAGGCATCCCGCGCGACATAGGCCGGTTCATGCCGGGTGCCGTCAACGGTGTCAAACCGGGAGTGAAGGAGGTGGCCTGCTCCACCGGGGGGGGTGGTGGGGGAGGAGCCCCCGATGGAGCAGACCGATCTGGCAGGGGGATCCCGCCTTTGGCTGGATTCTGCGCTGCCAGATTTTGTCCTTGTTCACCGTAACCGGCACCGGCTTCCATACCCGGTGCCTGCGGTGCAAGGTTCTGTCGTTTCCTTGGCATACTAGCCTGCCCTTAACGCGCCGACAAGTTCCTCTACCTGACCGGGCTGAGGAGGACCGGGGGGAAGACCGGGAGGGCCGGGAGCCCCCGGCGGTAAAGCAGGCTGCGCCGATGCGCCTTCCGGCCCTGCCGCCAAACCCAACGCTTCTTCCGGAGACATAACCTGCCCCTCTCCCGGAGGAGGCGCTGCCTCTGCCTGCTCCTTACGGATCTCTTCGTCGGCGGCTTGGATCGATTCGAAAATGTCCAAACCCTTCTTCCGATGCTTCTCAATCTTCGCCACATACACGACAGGCAACTGCCCCGACAATGCCTGCTGCTGAATCCCTGCCATGACTGCCTCCTCCAATGCTTCCTCATCGATTCTACGTCCCTCCAACTCAGGATCATCGATGAACGGATGCCTCGTCCGGAACGTATGCAACGAAATGCCCTTCATACCCAACAACTGACCCAACTGGATTGTCGTGGACTGAATGTCGGCACCCGGTATCGAATGCGACACCACATTGTCAAACGTTTCGAAATGCTTATTGGGAGTGAACTCAACCTGTCCGAAATCCCCGGCATAGCCGGTGAACATCGAAAAGTTTTTCGAACCCCAATACGCCTTGTAGGTCGCAAAGATCGATTCGTTGATGTGAGGCAACTGTGCCTCCATGATTTCCTGCAACTCCTGAATACGAGGATCCAACGCTGCACCCATCAACGCATCAATGCCGCGTCCCGTGCGTAACGCACCATACGTTTCGCCACCGATCTGCGGAACAGTACCCGTGGAGATACGGGCGTTGCGTTCCAACCTGTCGATTGCGTTACTGGTGGAACCATCCGGGGTGGAACGCAGTTCACCAATCGATTCGGCATCCAACAAAATGTTGACCTGACCTTCGCGTCCGTCTTTCCATTCGCCGCCGACAATCATCGGTACCTGACCGGAACGGCCAATGATATAACGATCAGGGAAGATCGCCTTCTCCTGCGCCAGCAGGTCAAGGGCCATCAACTTCGCCATCAGGTCAACCATGCCGACCACGTTCGACACAGACGACGCCACCTTGTCCAACGTGATACGCCCCGGTGTCACGATGCACGACATGTTGGCCCGATTCGGGACACGCGACAATTCTATGGTTCCAGCATGGATGCGTGAATCCTGATAGAAGCCGCTGTTACGCATACCCATAATGCCAACAACGATGTGTTCCTCATCGATCCATTCCACGACATCCCACAGTTCCTGCCGTGTCTCCGAATCGCGGGCGACAGGGCCACCGTTCTCTGTTCGTGCCTCCGGGTAATGCGCCCTCAACCAATCACCCGACTTGCCGTAAATGAACCCACAGTTGCGGGGAGGGTCAACGTCTTCGTAGGCGCGCGGCTCCGGAAAAGCATTCAACGGGTCACGCACATCGATACGTGGCCTACCCCGATCAAAGTCTGGTGTCACGATCAGCACCGTAGTTGCATACCCGGCAAGATGCCGATAGGCGCGACGAGACTTCACCTTGAACTTGGAATCATACCAAGTGGCAGCCAACGCCTTCTTACGAATGTTTGCCCACTCACGCGACTCCTTGCCGCGCTCCTTCGTAGGGTTGATCGCAGGACACCCGATAAACGGCATAACTGACGCGGCACGCTGCGCAATCGCATCAATGTTTTCCGTAATCAACATAGGTGTCAACGGAGGCAACACAGGCTCCTCGTCCATAGAAGGCAACGGGATAACGTAATCGCCGTTGTACCTGTCTCGGACCTCCCGCATTTTTGCAAGCAACGCCGACTGCGAATCTTGCCGCTTTCGAACGATGCCTACAATCTCTTCAAATGTATACACTAATACGCTCCGACAGTAGACTTAGACTTAGACCAAGGTAGTGCATTGAAATTGAATTGTGAAGCATCTACGTCAAAAGATTGTTTTCTTTGACGCCACAAAATCCAGATAAACCACAACGCCATAACCTGATCCTGCCTCAACCTCGTACCCCGCTTACCGGGACGCCACGACTTCAACTGACGCATCAACTCATCTGTCTGATGACGAGTCGCATTATCACCAGCATACGGCAACTCAATTTCTTCACGCATAAACGACAACGCCATAGATGCTACACCAATCGACTCATCATACTTGTTCATACCTGTCAAATGTTCCCTAACCCTAAACCCATATCGGTCAGTCATCTCAATCAAACGCTCATCCCTAGACAAACCCCGCTGAAACACCATCGCCTCAATGACAACATCCGACACTGTGGAACCATTCTGCTGACAACGCAAAACCGTATCCTCAACAATTCCCAAAATCTGTTCATTACGAGTCAACCCCACATCCTCACGCACAAACAAAACTTTCAACTTGCCTTCATGCGGAGTAGCAGCAACCACACAATTATTTGAACCCAACGCAGGATCCAAACCAATATAAATCGTGCATCCCTCCGGAGGATGATGAGCCACCGACCGCAACGGATTCAAACACTTCTTCAACGAATCATCAGTAAACGTCGCAGCCGACGCCGACGCAGGCTGCTGCATATAGTTCCGCGCCCACGCATCCTCCCCAACCTTACGACGAATACGATCCAACTTCTCCAACGAAAACATCTCAGGCCACAACGGCTGCGGCTCCCCCAACTCATCCGTGATAATCGCCGGGAACCGAATCACCTGCAACAAATCAGGATCCAACTCCGACATGACCCGCTCATAAAAATCGTCCTCCCCGACCCGTGTCCCATTAATAGTCGTTACACCATTCTCACCCGGACGAGTCAACCAATCCTGCCGAAACACCTCAAACATGTTCTCCGACAAATTCAACGACACCCGCGACTGAATATCATCAATATGCAAATGGTCAGTACGGGTACCCGCAATCTTCGACCGCCACCCCAAACCCACCATCGAATAATCACGCTCATCATGCCGCGCCTTCTTAAAAATATTGAAATAGTCTGCACCCCACGGCTGCAACGTCCTACGTCCGCTATCATTCTGAGGCGTGAACGGACCAAACCTTGCCACATACGCCGGATACGGCCCATGAGACTCCATACGCGAACGCACCCGGTGCAAAATCTTCCGCGACATGTCCTGACCCTCAGATCCGATAGTGATCCGGAACTCGGGATCGACGGCCAACTTGTAGCAGAAGTAATCCTCGGCCAAAGTAGTTTTGCCATGCTCCGGAGGCCACAAAATGAGAGTCACATTACCGGGTGGCGTGTTCTCATACGCATCGATGGCCTTCAAATGGAACCAAGGCGACAAGTGCCCGAAATATTTCTGACGGAACCCCTGAAAACCGCCATCCCAATGGTCGCCACCCTCTTCCAACAAACCCTTCTGACGAGCAGAGGCAGCCCGCTCCCGGAAATCAGGGACGCGATTGCACCACTTCTGATAAGCCGACCGGGTAACACCGACAGTGCGACAAGCGACACCGATTTCACCGCATTCAGCCAACGCAGCCAAGAACAACTCACGGCGCTCCTCCCCCCTCCGCTTCGCCGCGTTATTCGCAGCACTCTGCTCAGGCACGAAGACGAGCAATCACAGCCTGCTGATACGCCAACTGCCACTCCAACTGGCCCCGCTCCGACAAAAACCTAAAAACCTCCTCCAACTCAACCTGCTCCTCCTCAGGAGGCAAATCCCCAACATTGTTATCCGACACATCAGCAATCTCAGACACAGATACATCCCATCTCTACAAAGTATAAGCACACCCCCACGGTGGGAGCCAACGAATGATACCATGCCCAACAGCATCAGGCACCCACATAGCCAAAAAGATGCTTCGCGCCTAACCAGCGTCAGGCTCGCCCGTCAGAGGGGCCACCGCCCCCTGCACAAAACCCAAGAGGGGCAGGGGCAGTAGCACACAGGACAAAGTGACTACAAGGTCAGAGCAACCTCAATGCTCGGGAGGGCACCAAGGGGCAATACGCCCAAACACACACCCACAACCCCACCCACACCACTTTTCCGCTGTCCACAACAAACTTTCCACCCCATACATATACTATTGGAGGCCCCCAAGGGTACATCCCCCGGTACAACAACATCGTTGCCCGTCACCGTGCACTGCCAGACCAATGGGCGTGCAACCCTTCCGTCATCTTGGCTGGTCATGGACTGTTTTGGTCACCCCCCCCTAGTGCAAGTTCCCGGCCATGTCTGCAAGGGGGTGCGTGGTGGTGGTGTGTATGCGATGCTGGTCATCGTGCGGGCGGATCGGCGGGCTGCGCCGCCGCTCCTGCACGTTGCCCACATCGCATTGGTGGAGGGGGGGGGGCTTGCTGCCCCGGCACACCCGAAGGGCGACGGTAGAGCGTGTCGCCCGTCGTCCCCCTAGAGATTTCCAATCTGCGCACAAGGGAAAGGGAGGGTGCGCAGGGAAATCGCTGGTGGCGTAGCAGACACTGTAAAATCGTACGGGTCCTCCGATTGAGAGCCTCCGCAAGAGAAAGGGAGGGCGGAGTCTCTCTTAGAGCATCGGAGGCTTCCGTGCCAATTTGACAGCGCCCGCTGGTCCGGTGTTGTGGGGCAGCAAGCCCCGCCCCGCCTCCTCCCTGCTCTCCTTGGGGGTACGGGCGGTACCGACTACTGAAAGGGCATCTTATGCTTTCATTCCGTTATCTTGGCTACCATGTGGACATCCGTTCTTCTGTTCTTCTCAGCGGTGAACGGTGGAACGAGATTTTCTGCTCTCCGAATATTCCGGGAGCCGTGACCTGCTTGTTCGGTCCTGTGTCTCGGGCGCTGCTTTACTCCCAGTTCGACATACGGAACCGACCGGAGCCTTTCCCGGTCGCTCTTCTCGAAGCCGAAGCGTGGGAGTCGGCTTGGGGGTGAACGGTGGTTAGCGCAGTGCGCCCGACCGGGAGGTCGGGCGTACAGCGGTACTCATCTGAGTGCCTTACATCAACTGAGAGGAGTCCCCCATGGGGACCGCACGTAGTACCGAGGATGCGGCCAGCGCCGTAGACTTGAGTGACAGCACCGACTATCCTGTCGTGATGCGCAGCGAGGACGCGCTTCTGCAGGTGTGGCTGGACTGGGAATCCTTGTTCGCCACGTATTCCATCACCACCGAGCGTTTCAAGACATGGAAGCACCGTAAGGGCGCTTCCGACGCCTTGTTCGAAGGTGGAGCGGACGGGAACTTCGCCCGTCTGGAGCCCGGCGACTTCCTCGCCGGACCCGTGGCGGCTGTCATCCTGAGCGTCATGCCAGAGGGTGCGG